CCTTAATGATTTCAGGGTTTGAGCCAGTGCGGTTAACACCAGTAACTTGAATAGCGCCAGAGAAATATGCAAGCCCTGAAGTATTGCCAAGAGGGTACATATTTAAGGTAACCTCATCGCCTTCTTTCAAGCCTTCCTGACCGTTAGTGTCAGAAGGATCCCACTGAACATTGATTGAGCCTGACCAAGCCTTTGTAGTAACTTTGCTGGTTTCCCAAGCGTCACCCATAACTGTGTCATTAACTGTATTAGCAGTTGTGTCAACAGACCAATCTATCAACTCAGCGACTGCATTCGCACCAACGTAAACTGAACCGTCATTACCTGTATGGCTAGCCATTTAACTTCTCCAATGCGCTAGTGCGCGTTTATTTAAACTATTCTCTACTACTGGCTTTGCGAGCCTTCAATAGACATGTACCTAACCATTATTGATAAAGTACCTACAGCGATGGGCTGTTCACCTTCAACGCTAAAACTTGAGTCGAACCCTGTTATCTGAGTATCCAGTGCATAAGTGCCACGGCTTAAATCCGTGTACAAAGCTGCCTCTACCTGCTCAGATATCGCATCCAATGAGTCATCATACCCTGTTGAACCTTTAACGTAAATCTCCACACTCATATTCAATGTGTGATGTACTGAACGTGGCGATCCTACCGTGGAATAGTCTGATTCCTGGCCCTGAGTAAACACGCCTAAACTAGGCAACTTATCTCCAGTTAGAGGATAGCTCTTAGACTGAAACACATTAGATCCTGTGGTAGCTAACCCTGTTAGAGTAGTGACTACATTATCTCTAATCAACTTGCGCAAATGTGCCATTACTTCAGCTCCAGAGCCAATTCAGTCATACCATTACCGTCTGGCATAGTTACACGAACGTAGTAGTCGACACTTCCAACCTCTAGTTCATCTCCATTGGAGAGTCCAACAATGTCACTGGTTTGGCATAGAAATCTAGGCTAAGACATTGCAACGGCAGTTCCACCACCAATATCATCATCAGAGTAGTAGCTGTCAAATATACCAACCACAGAACCTCTAGACCAGTTGGCAGTTACGCCAAAGTCCTTTAGGAGTAGTAGACGCTCGTCTGCTGTCTCTACTGCCACTATTTGCTCTTGCGGGAACGAGTCTTAGGCTTTTCGGAAGATGTTTCCAAACCTACTGATCTGTTTTCCGTCTTTGTCTTTGGTTCGTCTTTATGAGCGATAACACGGCCCATAGAAACTAGAATCTTTGCAGTGTCTATACTAATCTCAGTAATAGAACCTGTCTTATATGACTTACCTGCGATTACACAACCGCTAATTACTTCATACTTCATAACATACTCCAAAAATAAAAGGGGGCGTTTGACGGCCCCCTATCTTGGCTATTAACCATCGTTACCGAAAGCAAAGCTTTGAGCATGACGTACTGCTATGTCTACTGACTGCAACGCAACGATACGGATCGTACCAGAGGTGCTGTGAGTATACGGATCAACAGTAAGGTAAAGTCCGCCGAATAGGCCAACTAACAAGTCGTTGAAGTTACCGAAGTAATGTTACCTGCAGTACCTTGGTTAGACACGATTGACTTATAACCGTTGATGTCACCACCGCCAGCTACAAACTGAGCCGTACCAGATGCTTTCTCAGTGGTCTTAAGAGCACCGTTCATTGCAGATGGTAAGATGTATGCTAAGTTACCCATTAGGGCGTTATCGTTAGCAATGGCAGTTTCTAGTCCGACTACTTCAGCAAACGTAGGGTTTGCAGCAGCGAAGGCAGTAACAGTGTTAACACCAGTAGTATTCAAGATACCAGTTGGCTGACCGCTAGATCCAGAACCTTCCAAACCAGCTAAGTCGATGGCAAGTGCCAAAGCTTGTGCTAGATCGTCACGGATCAAGTTCTCAACGTCCATGCTTGACTGGATCAATAGCTGGCGGGTTACGTCAGTGAAGGCACCTAAAGTCTTAGGTGTTAAACTAACCTGACCTACAGTCATTTCGCTTTCAGTAGCAGCGCCACCTTCAGTTGCGATCCAAGCAGCAGCAGCCGCTGTAGCCTTCTTAGGAATCTTAACGTCACCAGACAAGCCACCTAGTACGCGAGCACCAGCTTGCATAACAGAAGATGAGTTACGTAGAACGTCAATGAAGTCGCTTCCACGGAAGTCGTCAGCGAACAAAGATGCTTCGTCAGCAGAGTTCAAGTCACGCTTCTTCCAGTTACGCATTACTTCAGCAGGAAGCATGATGCCTTGGGCAGTGCGACCATAGCTTTCAGCAGCAGCGCGTGAACATTCAAATTCAAATGCAGCAGCTTCTTGAGCACGGCGATCAGTTGGGTTAGCAAGAGCGTGGATAGCGCGAACTAGAGAGAAGCGTTTAACTTCTTCCTTCTTCATGCCGATGTCCTTAGCTTCTAAGCCGCGAGTAGAACCAACACTCTCTAGTAATTCACCACGGAATTCTTCGATAGTAGTTCCTTCAGCGATAGCTTTACGAGCCATGTCACTCTTGTTGTGTCGGGCACCTAGCTCAACAATTTGAGCGGCGTTACGTTGTGCGGATTTCATGGCGTCAGCCTTCACCGCTTCAATATCAATCTCAGACATAATGTCTTCCTTAAATGAAGTTTCTATAATAGGGATGGGTGAAGGTTCGCTAGATCGACCGACTCCAACTGT